TGGCAGTACACTGGTTTTGTAATCCTGTGATGGCAGTTCGATTCTGTCGTGGGGCACCAACACTTCTGGTATATTTGAATATACCGCTTGACTACAACAAATTTTTGTGTTAGAATACACAGTATTGAAAGATTGAAAAGGTTTTAGGTAAGGTACAGCAACATAATAAAACTGCTGGCTGCCCCACTGTTGGTGTTCACTGGAGTTTAATTACTTTGAAGGTGTGCATTGAAAACAAAGGCAGCGAGGTGAGTTAGCATTCTCACTTGAAAGAAAAAGGCAAAAACTTACCTGTTGTTTTTAGGTTCAGTTCAGCAAACAAAAAATTACTTTGGAATAGTAAAAAAGTTGAACCTGTTGTTTTGAAAGAGAGAAAATTATGAACACTTTTGTAGATGCCGTAGTTAATCAAGAAGCTCGTACCGAAAACGGTATGAAGGCTCGTAAGTCCACTGCTAATGCGGTTGTAGATTTATTCTACAACATCGGTGCAAGCCGTGGTAAAGACATTGTGCCAGCATTCACTGCTGCCTTTGTCGAAAACAAAGAATTGGCATTGCGTGTGGCCGCATGGTCCCGTGATGTACGTGGTGGTGCAGGTGAACGTGAAACTTTCCGTAACATCTTGCGTCATTTGGAAGATACTGATTTCAGATCGGCTGTTCATTTGCTAGCCAAAGTTCCTGAATTGGGACGTTGGGATGATGTGTTGGTGTTCAAAAATCCATTCTTAAAACAAGTGGCTTTTGAAATGATTCATCGTGCTTTAAAAGCAAATGATGGACTTTGTGCAAAATGGATGCCTCGTAAAGGACCAATTGCCACAGAATTACGCAATTACCTTGATTGGTCTCCAAAGTTTTACCGTAAGCGTTTGGTCGAATTGACCAAAGTGGTTGAAACTCAAATGTGTGCGAAGGAATGGGATTCCATTAACTTCTCTCATGTGCCTTCCGTAGCGGCATCCCGTTACAAAAAGGCTTTTAACCGTAACACTCCAATGTATGCAGCTTATGTTGCATCGTTGGTTAAGGGTGATAACCCTGAAGTTAAGGTTAATGCAGGTGCTGTGTTCCCATACGATGTGCTGAAAGGCCGTATCGGTGGTTACATGAAATTCGACAAGACCGAATTGGACTTGGTGCAAAAACAATGGGAGGCTTTGCCTAACTTTGTTGGTGCCGCAAACATCTTACCTTTGGTGGATGTTTCTGGTTCAATGTCCTGCTCAGCAGGCGGCAATGGTTCCAAATCAGGTCTAACCTGTATGGAAGTTGCAGTCTCTTTGGGACTGTACTTGGCAGATAAGAATGAAGGCAAGTTCAAGGACACCTTCTTAACTTTTTCTGACAATCCAGAATTGTTGCACTTGAAAGGTAACATCAACCAAAAGATTGACCAAATGGTTAAATCTGATTGGGCTATGTCTACCAACCTACACAAGGCATTTGCAAAAATCCTTGATGTAGCCGTAAAAGGTGGCGTGCCACAAGAAGAAATGCCAGCAATGGTATTGATTCTGTCAGACATGCAATTTAACGTTTGCGTTAAGCATGATGACTCTGCTATGCAGATGATTGCACGTAAGTACAAAGAAGCGGGATACACTTTACCAAAGGTTGTATTCTGGAACTTGAATGCCGTATACGGCAACGCTCCAGTAAAGTTCGACACTTCTGGTACTGCATTGGTATCTGGTTTCTCACCAGCAGTCGTAAAACCACTGTTGGCTGGTGACCTAGAAACCTTTACACCAGAATCTGTGATGCTTAAAACCATCATGGATGACCGTTACAAAGTATTGTGATGGTATGTGGATTCGCAAGAGTCCACATTTTAAAGTACATTATGTGTATTTTAAAATGATGTATATATAGTTATATGCGGGATTAGTTTAATGGCAAAACTAGAGATTTCCAATCTTTCGTCATCAGTTCGATTCTGATATCCCGCTCCATTTAATGCGGTCGTTATAGAACAGTTTAGGTGTCCAACTTAAGCAGTATGTGCGAATCATACAGGCCGCTCCATTTATTTTTGAGGTCATTATGAACATCACACCACTTGCAAATAAAATTGTTATCAAACGAATCGAAGGTTCTAAGAAAACAGAATCGGGCATCATTCTACATAGAACAGATGAACCTGATAGAGCAGAAGTTATGGCCATCGGTCCTGATGTTGATGAAGTTTCTGTTGGTGATATTGTTCTTTTGGATTGGAATGCTGCAATGAAATCCGGCGACTACTATGTTGCCAAAATTGATGGCGTAGTTTTCGTATACGGAGAATAAAATGTCTGATGGTGGTAAAGGTTCTAACCCAAGACCATTTAGTGTTTCACAAGAAACATTTGGTGATAACTTTGATGCAATCTTCCGCAAGCCAACACCAAAAGAAATAGAAGATGCAAAAGCCGAACAAGAAGAATTCGATAGAATCTTAGAAGATAATCTTAAACGCACCAGGCATGAATTCGATAAAAACGTTATTATGAAACCTGAATTTTTCGAATAAATATTATAGCGGGTTGGTGAAACAGTATCACAGTGGGCTCATAATCCTCAGTTCCGGTGCAAATCCGTGACCCGCAACCAATTACTCTCTATACATATTAGATAAGAATTCTGCCTCAGGAATTCTAGTTCTTGTATTCTTACTACCAAGAACAACCACAATTCTATTACCAATATTAGTGTCCAAGAATAATGTTATGCATCCACCAGATGCACTAATGTATCCTGTTTTACTGACAACAATATTTTGGTGAGTGCCAATCAATGGATTGGTATTACGAAAAACAAACCACTTATTTTTAACTTGTATTTTTATTTCAGACTTACGGCTAGCGTATCTGATGTTACCATAGAAACTTGCTTCTCTTGTAAGTTTAATTAATTGTCTTGCAGTACTAACATTTCTTGCATCTAATCCGGTTGGTTCATACACAACTGTATTTGTCATTTCCAAACTTCTAATTTTTTGGTTCATTGCTTGTACACATTCGACCAATCCACCAGGATAATGTTCACAAAGAGTTAGTGCAGCTCTATTGTCACTGGCTGTTATTGTTAGGTTTATTAATTCCAACCTAGTTAATTTTTGATTGTTTCTTGGTAACTTGTCGGCCAATTTTGTTGTCATTGTTATTTTTTCATCAACATTTTGGTTTGCATCTAAAACAACCATGACAGTCAATAGTTTTGTTATACTAGCAATTGGTCTAACAACATCAATGTTTTCACCATCAATAATGGTGCCTCTCATATCTGAAATTAACCAGGATTTTGCGGTAATAGATTTTGCTGAGACAACTTGTTGATTAAAAAGTATGGTGAAAAATAGCAAAGAAGTAAAAATTTTGTATAACAATCAAACACCTCATCAAAGTTGGATATCATGGCGATTCAATTTGTGGTTTACAAGCTCTAGCATTATTAAATGAGGTTGTGTATATGGATTTCTTTTCACCTTTTTGACTGGTGGTAACCAAACATTTGTATTCACAGACTTGTAATCCTTTTTCATTCGTAAAACTCTTTTGCAATTGACAATAATTCTTATCGTTAATTGAAGATGCTTTTGTATATATGACAGCATCCGGCATAAAATTTATATTGATGGTGGGATGGGTAATCATCAGTGTTGCACTGGTTGTCAACAATGTAAAAAGTAATTTATTTTTCATCTATAGTCTTTGGTATACCACCAGACAAAACTCATTAGTCCTGTTGCAATCAATAAAAGGAATACGTAAAAAAAGAGAATGAATTTACCGAAACCAACTCTATCAAATACCCATTCCAAAAATGTGTACTTATTTTTCTTCATTTGGTGTTATTAATTTTTTGTTCTGTTCTAAGTTTTTTTCATCAAGATATCGGATTGCTTCTATTATTTTTTCGTTACGCAACTTTCTTTCTTTTTCCAATTCTTGCTGATATGTTTTTTGTTCTAATTCTGGCCATCTTTTCTTCTTATCAAAATGTATCCATGTAAACAGAAGTCCCATTATGACAAAAATCATTATTATTCCAACAATCAATGAAATTTCCATTGAAAGGGCTTCCATTCTTTTTCTGCGTTTTGCCGCTTTGATTGCATCTTCTTTCTCTTTGACCAATCTAGCAACTTTTTGTTCCTGAATGATTTGCCCACGCATATCTTGGAATCGTGTCCACAAATCTTTCAGGTCTGCTGGTACATGGTAAATCATTTGCTCACGCAATTCAACTTCCATCTGTTCAAGCCTGGAACGAATAAGAACCCGTTGCAATGCTCTGCGACTTAGAGACACATCGCCGCTGTAAACTTCTTTGGCTTTCTTTTCTTCTTCATAAAACAATTCTTCAATCTTATCCATAGCATCAAAGAATGTTCCCAACTGGTCTCCAATGATTGACATAATATCATTTGGATCCTTTGATAGGTTTTCCTTTATCTCTTTTTTCTTTTGCTCAAACTGTTGCTTTTGTTCTCTGGTAACAGGTTTGCCTTCATGCTGTTTGGAGAATTGCTTGTCCAAATCATCCAAAACGCCCTTTACGTCACCAGCGGCGCTTTTGATATCTTTGTAGAGTTGGCAACCTTTCTTTACGGCAGCCACAGCCCCATTTGCTAGAGCCAGAAGGGTTAACGGATCCATCTTTTATACCATTTTTGTATTGACTTTATGACAAAACAATGATATAATACGACCTCAAAACACACTATATACTTATTTATGTGGTATTCTTCTGTCTATCCCATAACTCATAAAGGTTTTTATTATGACTATAATTGTACTTAAATTAATCACCCACGAAGAAATCCTAGGTGAAATTAAATCCGAAACACCAACAACATATACCATATGTAATCCAGTAGGAATCGCTGTGGTGCGTGGCCAGGACGGTCAACCTAATGTCGGTTTTGCACCTTTTCCTATGCACGCTCCACAAATTAAAAATTCAACTATTGACATTGATAAGAAGAATGTAGTATACTATTATGTTCCTGCTGAAGATTTTATTGACAACTACAATCAAATTTTTGGTTCAGGTATCATTCTTCCAAACAAACAAATACTCAAAGGTTAATGGCTAATTTCTATACAAACGTTCAATCTATTGGTGGTAAAATTCTTTATCGTGGTGTCAAAGACGGTAAACGAATCAAACTAAAGATTGATTATGAACCACAATTGTATCTTCCTGCTCGCAAAGGCAATGGTACACATAAGTCTCTTGATGGTATAGACCTTATACCAAAACGATTCGATGGCATCCGTGAAGCAAGAGACTATGTAAAACAATTCGAAGATGTTGCTGGTGGTACAAAAATCTATGGCAATACCCGATTTGAATATGCATTTATCGCAGAACAACATACCGAAATGGTTGATTGGGATGCTGATAAAGTTTCTGTTGGTGTAATTGATATTGAGGTTGGTTCAGAGAATGGTTTTCCAGACCCATATCTAGCCAATGAACCAATCACAGCAATTGCCATAACCTATCTTGGTGGTCACACTTATGTTATGGGTTGTGGTGATTACACCAATGACGATCCAGACAATGTGACCTATTGGAAGTGCAGAGATGAATGGTCTCTCTGCAAAAGGTTCTTGGAACTCTGGACTCGCATGACACCAGATGTTATCACTGGTTGGAACACCAAGTTCTTTGATATTCCATATCTCGTAAATCGTTTTCGTAAGATTCTTGGTGAAGATGATACTAAGAAATTATCTCCATGGAATTTCATCACTGAACGTAAAACCATTATCAATGGCCGACAATTGATTGCATACAGTCTTGTTGGTGTTGAATCACTTGATTACATTGAATTGTACAAATGGTATGCACCTGGCGGCAAGTCACAAGAATCATATCGGTTGGATAACATTGCACAAGTTGAACTTGGTGAAGGTAAAATCTCATATGATGAATTCGATAACCTTCATGCATTGTATCGCCTCAACTTCCAAAAGTTTATTGAATATAACATCAAAGACGTTAAACTGATTCTAAAGTTGGAAGATAAACTGAAGCTTCTAGAATTGGCCTTAACCCTTGCGTATGATACCAAGTGTAACTATGAAGATGTGTTTGCTCAGACCCGTATGTGGGATGCACTAACATATTCATATCTGTTGAATCGTGGTATCATCGTACCACCCCGTGAAGTGCAGGACAAAGATGCTGCATTTGAGGGTGCATATGTAAAAGACCCACAAACTGGTATGCACAATTGGGTTGCATCGTTTGACTTGAACAGTTTGTATCCACATTTGATGATGCAATACAATATCAGCCCAGAAACACTAATTGAACCAGAAAACTATACGCCAGAAATGCGTGAAGTGCTTTCACAAGGTGTGTCTGTTGATAAACTCTTGAAATGTCAAATTGACACCTCAAGATTGGAAGATGTAACGATTACACCAAACGGACAATTCTTCCGTACGGACAAGATTGGTTTCTTACCTGCAATGATGGAAGAAATGTATCAAGACCGTAAGAAGTTTAAAAAGATGATGTTAACAGCTCAACAGGAGTACGAAAATGAAAAAGACGAATCTAAAAAATACGACATTGAGAAACGTGTGGCTAGATTTAACAACCTACAACTTGCAAAGAAAGTATCCCTCAACTCTGCCTACGGCGCTTTGGGAAGCCAGTATTTTAGGTTTTATGACCTACGCATGGCTTTGGGAGTTACTACCGCAGGCCAACTTTCCATCAGATGGATCGAAGCCAAAATCAACAAGTATATGAACAAGTTATTGTCCACAGATGATGTGGACTATGTGATTGCATCAGATACCGATTCTATTTACCTGCGCCTTGGTGACCTAGTAAACAAAGTGTATGGTGTTGATGGTGTTGTTAAAATGCCTGCACAAAAAGTTATTGAATTCATGGACAAAGTTTGTGAAGATAAACTACAACCATATATCGACAAGTCATATGAAGAATTGGCCAATTACGTCCATGCATTTGCACAAAAAATGCAGATGAAACGTGAAGGTCTTTCTGATAAAGGTGTGTGGACTGCCAAGAAGCGTTATATTCTAAATGTGTATAACAATGAAGGTGTGCAGTATGCTGAACCACACATGAAGGTGATGGGTTTGGAAATGATTAAATCATCCACACCATCTGCCATTCGTGAGAAGATGAAATTGTCTATTAAGTTGATGATGACTGGTACAGAACAAGAGGTGCAAGACTTTATTGCCAAGTTCAGGCAGGAGTTTAAAACATTGCCAGCGGAAGAAATATCTTTCCCTAGAGGTTTGAATGGGCTAAATACTTATTCCGATCCAGTGATGATGTTCAAAAAAGGCACACCAATCCATGTTCGTGGTGCGATTGTGTACAATCATTATCTGAAACAAAAAGATTTGACCAAGAAGTATCCATTGATCCAAGAAGGTGAAAAACTCAAATTTACCTATCTAAAAATGCCGAATCATTTCAAGAATGATGTGATTTCTTTTCCATCAAGAATACCAAAAGAGTTTGAGCTTGACAACTACATTGACTATGATGTACAATTCGACAAGGCCTTTCTGGAACCAATCAGTGTAATTTTGCGTTGCATGAATTGGTCTGCGGAAAAAACAAATTCTTTAGAGGACTTTTTTACATGATTTTCCTAACATTCCTGACAGCAATGGCGCTGTCGGGAGTTGCTGCTTATTATTCTGTCATTGGATTGGCAGCAATATTTCCAGGTTCGTTTTGGCCTGTTGTTCTTATGGGTTCTGTACTTGAAGGTGCAAAACTGGTAACTGTTTCTTGGTTGTATCGTAATTGGAAAGAAATTCCAATACTGATGAAATCATATCTGGTTACAGCCTGTTTCATTTTGATGCTTATTACATCAATGGGCATTTTTGGTTATTTGTCAAAGGCACACCTGGAACATTCTTCTGATGCTGCACCATTGGTAAATAAAATTGCACTCATTGATGAAAAGATAAAAGTATCTAAGGAGAATGTTGATGTTAATCGCAAGGCACTCAAACAGATGGATGAGGCTGTGGACCAAGTTATGGGTCGCTCAAGTGATGAAAAGGGTGCCGAGAAAGCAGTGGTTATCCGTAGAGGGCAACAAAAGGAACGTGGAAGAATCCTTGCTGAAATCGAAACCGAACAGAAAAAAATTGGCAGCCTTAATGAGGAACGGATGCCTATGGCCACAGAAGCTCAGAAGACCGCTGCTGACTTAGGACCAATTAAATATGTTGCAGAATTAATTTATGGTTCTGGTGATGCGGATGTGGTAGACAAAGCAGTTCGCCTGGTAATCATGTTAATCATGGTTGTATTTGACCCGTTAGCTGTGTTATTATTGATTGCAGCAAACATGTCGATGCAAGATAGGCGTGTAAAGGAAATTGTACAAAAGCCAAATGAAGAATTGCCACCTGCGCCACCAATCAAAGAAGAATTGGTAGAAGAACCTGAACCAAAAAAGGAAGAAACTGTAGAGATTAGAAAAGATAACATGATCGTGATTGATGAAGCTAGTGGTGAATCAATACCGCCTATCACTTCATCTGAGCAACAACTACCCAAAAAATTGGAACCTAAGTATGATTATGATGAACCATATTCGTTTCGTGAAAAAGGAAAATAAATGAGCATTCTTGACAAAATTAAAAAGAACAGTAGTATCAAAGATTCTGCTATTCTATCCAAATCAAAATTCTTCAATGAGAAGGATATGATTTCAACCGCAGTGCCAATTATTAACGTGGCACTTTCTGGTAAATTAGACGGAGGTCTAACACCAGGTCTTACAATGTGGGCTGGCCCATCAAAACATTTTAAGACAGCTTTTTCTTTATTGATGGCCAAATCTTATTTGGACAAATATGAAGATGCAGCACTATTATTCTACGATTCGGAGTTTGGTACTCCACAGTCTTATTTTGACAGTTTTGGTATTGACACAGACAGGGTGCTCCATACTCCTCTTACAGATATTGAACAACTCAAGTTCGACATAATGGCTCAATTGACACAACTTGAACGTGGTGATAAATTGATTATCGTCATTGATTCAATTGGCAACTTGGCATCAAAGAAAGAAGTTGAAGATGCCTTGGCTGAAAAATCAGTTGCTGATATGTCCCGAGCAAAACAGGTGAAAAGTTTGTTTCGTATGGTAACACCACACTTGTCCTTAAAAGATATTCCAATGGTTGTTGTTAATCACACATACATGGAAATTGGAATGTTCCCGAAAGCAATTGTTGGTGGTG